CGTCAGGCTCAGATTGTGAGGCTTTTTCTTTTCCCCATAATCGGGGACTCTGTTTATATAGTCGCGCATTGTACCCTCCTATTTATATATTTCTATACTATACGCATTGGCAAATTAAATCCATTATCAGGAGCAATTGGCAACAGGTAAATCAAAAAAATATTTTGATTCTGTATTAAAGAGATATAAAAATCAAAATATTTTTTGATATAATCTATGTGTTGATATTCTTATAACAACGGAAATGGAACCAACACAGCTAACAATGGAGCAAGAATTTAAACTTGCGATAATTAAACGTAATGTCAATATATTGACACTGGAGGAAGCTAGAGAATATATAATTCAATTAGTACGGCAAGATATGATTAAAGATGATTTGATTAAAAATTGGATGAGGATGAAATGAGTAAATTGATTGCTTTTGAAGGCATTGACCGCAGTGGCAAAACAACCCAAATTAGAAAACTTTGCGACCATTTCACGGCGTTAAAGTTAAAGTTTTACATCACAAGAGAACCCTGTGATTATGACGTTCGGTTTGAATTAAAGAATGGGCTTTTGACACCGGAGCAGCAGCTTAAATTAATCCTGAAGGATAGGATTAAACACAATCCCACGATTAGATATTTGTTAGAAGATTCTGATTTGGTATTGTGCGATCGATACACGGATTCAACTCTTGCTTATCAGGGGTATGGGCACGGGCTTAATTTAGATAATTTAAGGAAGCTAAATCACGAGGCGACGGGGGGAATTGATCCCGATATGGTGATTTTGTTCGATTGTCCTGTTGAGGTGGCGGTGCGCCGCGATCTCGACAAACCTCTGGACAAGGTTGAAAGAGACTTACTTTTTTTAGATCGGGTTCGGTTTGGATATCTTGAATTGGCGAGGGAGAATAACTGGATTGTGATTAACGCAACGCAAACAACTACCCGAATAACTCAGGAAATATCTGGCATTCTGATGGGGATTATTCCTGTCCCTGTGATTAGATAAACAGCAAAAAACCAGGGGTTTATATTCCCTGGTTAGTTTTAAGTTGAATTAGAGGTCTTTTAATTCCATTCCTCTAACTCTAATTCTTCCCCTACAAAATCAGGGAATTGGGTATAAAACCTTGTCAAAGCCTCTAGTTCATTTAGGGCTTCGAGGTAATACCCTTGTCTGTTTGCCTTGTTGGGCGCAGTTTTGACCCGTGTAATGCGATAAATCATAATATCCTCCTGTTTAGTTGATAAAAATTTGCTTGTTGATTAGCAAAACGTTTTGAGCCGTCAACACAGGGGATTCATCCTTTTTAAACACAAATGAGTTGTATTTGTAGGGGTTGTAAGTAACAGCTTGATCACAGTTTTTCACTGTGTCAGTCAATGTTCCTACAACGCAAGCGTGGACGTTTTTACGCTGCTCTCGGATCACCCGTTGCCGTCCGGCTTCAGAAACTTTGAATGTAGCATTTATTAATTTAACTTCTGTTTCGTGGGCTATTACCCGCCCCTTATTTTCACCTTCAAGGGCGACTACCGAAAAACATCTCTTATGGAGATTGAAATAGACTTTAACTTTCATGGTATACTCCTAATTGACCTAAAATGATTGACTTGAGAGCAAGTAGGGCAGCCACCTTACTTGCTTAACTTTTAACCTTCTGCACTTATAACTGTACCCCACTTATCCCAAAAGGTCAACCCCCTCCCCCGACTTTTTTGTAAAGAATTATATCGCCACGGGTGATCGCCTCCAGAAATTCTGTCCATGCGGGTTCCGCCGACTCCTGCCTCCAATACCGATAACCCATGCCAACAACTAGGGCTTTCAACTTCTCCCTATCTTCTGGCTTGAGTCTAGCCTTAATCTCTTGTCTGTTTTCGTGGGGTCTCATAAAAAAAATATCCTATATAACTATTCCCCAGTTTATAACAGATTATGGAATTTATTCGTCATCTGGGAGCAATACTGGTAAAGATGGTCGGTGGATCACGCTCCCAGCATAATTATTGTAAATAGTCTCAATTCTATTCCCTGCGAGTTCTGCCATTTCAGCAGGGCTTTTCCCTTGTGATAACCCGTGAGAAATTAGAGTATGGCGGCAGTTTCCGGGCTTGCGATATTCCACGCCAACCTTAGCTAAAACCTGTTTCCAAGCCCGATTCCTGAAGTTGTGGGAATCAATTGGCAATCCAGTCAAGGAGACAAAAACCGGAGCCTCCGGGTCGGGGTCAATCGGACGGATTGCTTTGAGAATATTTTGAAGGCGTGAGGGTAGGGGGATTAAGCGATCACGATTAGTTTTAGTCGATTTCCGCTCACCGGATACCGTTAATTTACAGGCTATTAGAACCTCTCCACAATCTTCTGAGAAATGTTTCCACTGGAGCCCGTTTGCTTCACCCGGGCGGCAACCTGTACCCAGTAAAAACTCAACGTAGGGGAGGTAATGGGAATAATATTGATCCGTTGCAAACCCTTCTAAAATCCGTTTTATTTCCTCAATTGAAAATGGCTTCAACCGTCGTTTTGGCGGAACCTTGACCGATACTTCAGTCCAGGGATTATTCTCAACTAATTGACGCTTAATCCCCCACTCGTAAACAGCATTTAAGAATACAATTCTTTCCCTAACTGTGGCGGGTTCGTTGTGTTGTAGCAGCCAATCACGAAAGCCAAAAGCGGATTTTTCAGTCAGGCTATCATTACCAAAATATTGTTTAATCCTGGGCAAGAAATGATTGTATTTATAAAGCGTTTCTGATTCAATTTGTTGCTGTTTGAAAATTAAATATTGCTCAATTAGCCCGACAACTGAAACCGTGACGGGTTTCAATTCTATTTCTGATTGCGGTTTGTATTTAATCAAGGAGCTATCGAAGTTTCCCGTGGCGCAGTCACCCTGAATCTGTAGCGCGAGTCTTTGAGCCACCATCTGATTTAGGGGGTTATCCTCCAATCCTAAGCTCAAAAAATATCTTTTGCCCTGGTGACTCCAAACCAGCCGGAGCCACCCCACCCCCGCCGAACTGATGGTAGTTTTGACCTGTACGCTTCCCTTGGGTGCTTTCTTCTGAGTCACAATTGATGATCAATAATCAGGCTAATCTTGTCTAATTTTGTCTAATCTTGTCTAATAGAAGATTATCAACCATCAGACGGGAAAAAGCCAGACCCTTTATAGAATCTGGCTTTTGCGTCTATCGGAGCGACAGGATTTGAACCTGCGACCCCTACCACCCCAAGGTATATTCAATGTAGTTAAACCCTTTCACTGTGGAGTTTTTGAGTGTTTAGGAAGTTGAGATCCCAATTGTTGATCAATTAATCCCAATTTTTCAAGACTTCAGGGCAATCATCCCAACAGTTCCCCCAATCAGGTAACTCTTGATAGGTTTTATCTAGCTTAACCAAGACGGTTTGACCATTATCGGTGTAGTAGCCATAGCGGTCATTTTTCATATCAAATAAGACTCCGACCTGTTTACTGTTGCCAGTACCTATGACTTCCCAATCAACAACGTCAATACCAAAACCCAAAGCGTCAAATTCATCAACGCGATTTAATACCAATTCAATAGCTTCGGGTTCAAAATTATCGGTTTGAGATACCAAGTCTTTCAATGTTAGTGCGTTCATGTTTTTTGTCCCAATGGTTTTAACTTCTTAATCAAAAGCCCCTGATTCCCAATATTGTTTCGCAGCTTCCCACTGTTCGGCGGTTGCCGCGATGTGAACCTGATGCCCAATATCTGCGAGCTTGCCTTTGTGATGATTGACGAGAACCCCATTCAAAGACACTCCCTCAACTTGTTTTAAGCCTAAGCTATTGATCAGGGCATCCATAGTTTCTAGGGTTTTTAACCCGAATCCGTGGGGGTCGTAGGATGTTCGGTTTTCTCCGGTACCGTCCGCCTTCCAGTAACGGGCGTGTAAAAGTTTTTGAGTCATAATAACCATCCAAACACTGACTTTCTGACTTGTAAGCGATGATTATTCCATTCTGAGGGCAATCCTTTGTAAATGCTTTGATAACGCTCTAAGGCTATCTCTGCGATTTCATATATCGCAGAAATAATTTTTGGATTGCCTCGCTTGTTTTCGGGGACGGTTTCTAATATCGCGCCCCCTAAAATAAATTTATCATCCGAATCATTTAGCAATCCCATTTCCAGAGCTAACCAAGTAGCTTTAGGATTAGGCATAATTTTAATCAAATCAACCAATTTTTTATTCATTTTTCCTACCTTTATATCGTTAACTTTTGCGCGGATTTAAGGCATCGCACCCAGCCCATAAATTATCCATTGAAGCGTCTGTTTTGACTCTGTTGATTGCAACAGGCGACGATCCCTGCTTTGTCAATCCTCAATAATCTGAGGATTGATTTTTTATCTTTCAGAATTTGTTTAAATTCCGACTGATCGGAATCGCTATACCAAGGTTGGCATTCGTTAACCAAGGCAGCCAATTCCCTCAAAACCTTGGTCATATTTTCCCAAGATATTTTTTCGCAAAAATCGCGGTTTTCGATCCAGAACTTGGCTGAAACTGCAATGCCTACCGCTTTCTTGATTTTGATTTCGCCACCTCCAGGTTCGCCACCCAGAGAAGAATAATATTCAGCAAAATCACGGCGGAGTTTATCCGCCCACTGAATTTGCTTTTCCGACCCCACAAGGGGAGGAAAAAACCAGTCAATTTTTTGTGGCATATCCCAAATAGTTAACTGCTTTGGAGTCTCCACAACCGCCACCGCTTTCAGGGCTTCTAACCGCCCCTCAAGAATAGTCAATTCAAAAGCCCACTTCCGAATTAGGCTTCGGACGCGGGGGAATTTTGCAATCAAATTATTTAATTGATTGATTCTTTTGGAAATTTCTTTAGCGGTGGAGATTGTGGAGTTTTTCATATTCAGCCCGATTTGGCGGCGACCCTGTAAATTTGTTATTCTTAAATCATATATAAAATTTAAAAATATGTCAAGGGGTAAATGGAAAAAAGCCGAGAAACGCCAAAAGGCTATTCTGGTAATGCTTTCAGAAGTCGAGAGGGAAAGGCTAGAGGCGATCGCATCCTCAAGAAATCTATCCCTCTCGGAATTGGTCAGATATTGGATCAACAATAATGGGTGATCATCCCATCTTGAGTATCAAATTAGTCAAGAAGCAAGACAATTGTTAACTGTTGATCCAATATCGAATAGTATCAAGTCAGTCAAGAACCAATACAATCATTAACTTGTATAGTCCGAACTTTGGGGTAATTCGTTTGCTGCGAGGTATCAAGTCAGTCAAGAACCAATACAATCATTAACACAGCCCACGAATTAGCAGAAAAATTGGGGGGATTGTCGTATCAAGTCAGTCAAGAACCAATACAATCATTAACCTCCAAAACTTCCCCCCTAACCTTCTCAATTTCAGTTTGTATCAAGTCAGTCAAGAACCAATACAATCATTAACTTTTAGGCTCGGATTCTAATAGCTTGTATTTTCCATTGTATCAAGTCAGTCAAGAACCAATACAATCATTAACTCTGGGTAGAAGAACGGCAGAAATTAATAGATGAAGGTATCAAGTCAGTCAAGAACCAATACAATCATTAACTTGACTGGAAAGATTATCAAGATTGGGGAAGTTTGTATCAAGTCAGTCAAGAACCAATACAATCATTAACTCAATATCCCCAATTCAAATTTACCCCTGTTGACCGTATCAAGTCAGTCAAGAACCAATACAATCATTAACTCTAGGCACGTTATCTGATAAGACTACCTGACACAAGTATCAAGTCAGTCAAGAACCAATACAATCATTAACTGGTAGTGCAGCGTTCAATCCATCAGAAGCGTCTAGTATCAAGTCAGTCAAGAACCAATACAATCATTAACTATAACTTCAGCAGTAACGGGTGAAATATCAATATTGTATCAAGTCAGTCAAGAACCAATACAATCATTAACCGTTGTTCGGCTTTGTCCAGTTCCATAATTTCGCCGTATCAAGTCAGTCAAGAACCAATACAATCATTAACCTCACCTATTAACCAGAATAACAGATACTACCTGGCAATGTATCAA